ATATCCGGAGATTATGAAGAAGCTACCGATCACATTTGTTGGACACGAGCTAAGCTCATCGTAACAAATTACCTCAAGACCATCGGTCTTGACACACGTTACAACTTAATGTGTGTAGAATTACTACTTTCACCCCGTGATTTCGTGGAGATCTAAGATAAACACGAAAGGGTGGTTGAAGAGTAATTCAACACATTAAGAGGATGTCTCATGGGCGAACCTGGAACAAAGATTATTTTAACTATCTTGACCAAAGTAGCTGAGACGCTCGCACGCCGTCAGTGCGGACTTGGAGAAGTCAAACTTTTCCAAAGCGCTGGCGACGACCAATTTAGCCAAGGTAATACTAAGTATTACCGTTAACTTTGGGATTCAGCCATCATATGTGGACTGAAGCCCTCGAAAGACAAGTTCGGTTGTTACAACCTTGCTACCATGTATTGCGAATAAATCGTAACATATGGTGAGTTTACGAGGACTCCAGAGAAGTCTAGGACTTCTGCACTGGTGGATGTCATCAAAGTTAGGCTACTCAGCCCTGAGTCAAAATCAGGAGCTGTGAACGAAGGCGATCACATGTTGGAACAAGACTTTAATCCGGTCTGGGGCAAAGCCCGAGACTTGGAGAAGCAGATGAGATATAACCCTCTCAATAACGTACAGAAGTAAGTTATTTAAAAGTGTTTTATCATTTCTTTTTCAAAAGTGTTCCCATGGGTCACGCGTAAGGATTTGTGGATGCTACCAATACCTAAGGTATTCGGCGGCTTGGGGCTAGATTTCAATATGTCTTCGGAACTTAAAGTTCCTGACTGGCATAAAAATCTAGTCTACAATTTCCTTCACGGCGATCTTTTCACTTAATACATTTGTGGAAAAATACTTAAGGCCATTGCTTTGGAAAAGCTATATGACCGTGGTATCTCAACACAGAAGATCGAAAGTGGAAAGATCTCGCTATTAATTTCATTAATAGCTTAACATTAATCACTCGTTCCGTTCGACACAATGGGGTAAGATCCTTTGGATCCTACCAAACAAATCATTGTGAAGAAGGAGACCTTGTTCTACAAGACCGTGGACAAATTAAGTGAAGTTGAAAAGTTGCTTTTAAAAACTGGGTTAATAAAAGACACACTAATCAAAGACTTCAAGACTGGTAACATGGTTACCAGACAACTTCCTTTGTTCCAACGAGTGAAAAGACTCGAAACTTAAGGTGCATTAACGGTAGATCGGTTGATCTAATCCATGCATGCTATTGATATGTGGTCAACATATTGGATCGAACCTACTGAGTAGGAAAAAACGAAACCAACAATGATCCCAATTCATAAGCGCCTTAAGTAGGCTAGAAGAGCTTTTGAAAAGTTTTCTGAGAAACACAAATTCAAAACTGCTCCTGCTGACTTTGTTGTTTCTGGATAAACAGAGATCGTAGATCCCTACATTATCTGCCCACCTGTGGTGATACCAGATAATGATCCATCGAAACAACATCGAAGAAG